TGTTGCAGAATATGCATATGCATTCGAAGAGGGTGAAAAGTTAATGTGGAAGAAGTTTGTTCCAGATTTTAAACAGATACCAGAAATGAAGAAAAACGGATGGAATTTGGTTGCTGTTTTATTACCAAAAGGACGTCAATTTAAAAATATTGTAAAATATTTCTTGCCTGTAAAACATTTTGCACATTATCCACGTGAATGTGATGGATTAATAGTTGAAAAAACTAAGGGAAATGTTACTATAGAGCAAGTTACAATTGATTGTCTTCATCCTGGACCTATTGTGGCTAAACATGACGAAATAGGAAAAGTTGATGAATTAAGAATGGTATTTAAGAGTACAATGAGTGGTGTTGGTAAATGTGGTTCTTTATTGATTATGAGAGATAGTAGAACACCTATATTTGGTTTTCATATTGCAGGAGTTGAAAATGTGAGAATTGGTTTTCAGGTTCCATTGTGTCAGGAAACAATAAACAAAATTTTGTACAGCCTTATGAACGTGAAGGGACAAGGTGAAACAGATATAGATTTTGTTGCAACTGTTGATGACAAATTTAAACCGTTCCAATCTGATAAAACATCTATCAGACCATCTGTATTTCGTGCTAAAATGGAATTACAGGGAATGAAATCAAGTACTGAACCTGTAGTTCTATCAAAACATGATCCAAGATGGGTTGGAAGAGAACATTCTCCATTATGGAATGGAGCACTTAAACATATGATGAATCCAATGAAAATGATGGACCCAAGTATTGTCAGGCAAGCAATAGCACATGTATCAGGAATGTATCTAAAGAATGCAAAACCTGTATTGAATGTAAGAGGACATATAACTCAATACGAAGCTATATGTGGTATTGTTATTGCTGGAACAAGCTACTCACAGGCAATGAAACTATCTGCTAGTGCAGGTTGGCCATGGTCAACAACTTCAATGAAATCTAAAGGTGATTACATATTCATTACTCGTAATGAACATGGTGAAGTTCTTGATTGTGAAATTGCTACTGAGGCTGCTGAAGAATACTGGGTACAATATGGAAGAAGAATGACTGGTGTACCATTTCCAACTGTGTATACAGATGCGTTAAAGGATGAAAGAAAGAAACCAGGAAAAGATCCGCGTGTGTTTTCAATTGGAGAGATGATACAATTGATCCAATTTAAACAAGCATTTGAAGAATTTTCTATGAGCTTCATAAAAAATTTTGCTAAACTTAGACATTCCGTTGGAATCAATGTGAATGGCTCAGATTGGACAGAATTGGCT